GCTAGGGCTGTGATCTTTGAAGACTGGGGAGACTACATCCGCGCTAACGAATGCCTGGGCCTTAAACGTCACTACGAACGAAGAGCCATGGAGGAGTGTACAGAAGCATGAAATCAGATCTGACAGACCTCTGCCTTGCTCGTGAACAACTTATGGAAGACATCATCACGATTGTTGAAGGCTATGACTCAAGAGAATCTCCTGAGTACCTTTCGACAGCTCTTTGCGATGCTGTCTGTAAACACTTCCCTTTAAGCCCAGGGCCAACCTAGCTCCACGTCTCCGCGCCATACATCCTCATCGATGGGGCGTTTAATCGCATATTCCCTGAAAAGGCGTTGCAGCTCCGTTGTTGTGACGCCTATTTCTTTTGCCTTCACTGCCACGTTGCATTTGCCGCGATAGATCTCGTCTAACGCTTCATCCATCACATAACCTCTCCGCTCAACAACATCTCCTTATACAGGTTGTTCCGTTCGGTCCACCTCGCTTCGCAACCACGTAGCTCCAGCTCCGTCAGCATCCTCAGCTGCACAGAGCCCGTGGGCTTCGCAATCACCACCGCTCCAGCAGTACATCGCAGACCAGACCGCTCACGTAGGGCAAGCGAATAAGCCCCGAGCTGGTCCTGGTGATCCTTCAGCCATGCCTCAGGCTTGTCGGCCTCTCGACTTGTCGTCTTGAAATCACAGATCGTCAAACCCAATGGCGTGTCGATCAACGCATCCGCCGTTCCAGCAAAGCCTTCATCACTACTGACGCTGAATTCGCTGGCATGAATGGCCGTTACGCTCCCGCTCACCAACCAGTCGGATAAACCTCTGGCGTACTCACGGGCGGGC